ATTGCCCTCTTGTGCCCCTATATTTTTTGTCGCTATCTTTAGCCATAATAATCTCCTAGATGTTCCTAATATGAGGCATACTGCTGCAAACTAGCAGCCGTAGCCATAATCTGTTGAGCCTTCTGCAAACGCAACTGCGCAATATAATCCTCAAGTTCCGCCTGCTGGTCAGCCTCCTGCATCGCAATATTATTTAAATCATCCTGAATGTTCTGTGTCTCGGCACCCAAATCCCGTTGAAACTTCTCCGCATAACGACTAAGACCCGAACGGCGAATACCCGACTTGACACTTGGACCACCCAAACCACGCTGACCAAAACTAGAAGCCAACGGCTGATAGCCCTCACTATAGACACGGGTAACATCCTCAATACGGCGCTTACCACGCTTCTGTCCCTGAAACGCAGCAGCCTGATTAGCAAGACTGGCACGCTGACGGCGGCGCAAAGCGCCCGCCTCAGCCACCCCATAATCACCATAATAATCTGTCATGCTCATAATGAACTAACCCTGTTTCAATGTTTTTAACTCGTTATTCATTTCATTTATTTGCTTAGTGATATCAGTAAAAATTTGACGCAACACATCCGCATCAACACTAGTAAGAATGTTAATCAGAGGCAGATTCAAATTTTCAGCCATTATCCAAACACCTGCGAACCCAACACAACTTGGTCACTATCACCAGTAACGCTGCTGCCCGATGACGCTGCTGTTAAACGACCCTGCGAATCAACCGTAATATTCGCTGTCGTATAAGACCCAGCAACAACACCAGTCGCAGACAAAGAACCACTAGTGATAGCACCAGCATCAATGTTTGTACCAGCCGCTAACGCTTCGCAAAAAGTTTTAATAGCAGAAAAGTTGCTATTAACTTCAGCAGCAACCGCAGTAGTGCCATTAACAAAACTGTAAGGAATAGTAAGTGTAGCCATTAACCTTTAACCCTTCGTGATTGAAATTTGTAACCAATACTATTGATACCCCATTTTTTACCTAACTCGCCAGAAAACTGTAATTGAACACATCTAGCAAGACCCAAATTAGAACCAGTAACAACAACAGCACTAGCAGCACCAGCACCCCACAAACCAGTACCCCACACACCAGAACCCCAAGCCATCGCAGTAGCATCAGGAGTCAAAGTCAAATTAAAAGTCCTACGCTGATTACCGTCAGCCTCATCAAAATTGTGGTACACATCAACCGTAATCGTGGTGCTAGCGTCAGGTTCCTTGAGAACAAAATCAGGACGGCGAAACATCTTCTTTTGAATATATGAACCAGCATCAAACCACTTAGTCCGATAATAAGTAACAAAACTAGAAGCAGTCCCATCCAAATTGTCCTGCTGCTCATCAAAGTTGTCCACCGAAACAACACGCCCAATGTTCGCATGACACAACAAACCAAACGCTTTACCGTTAGAGTTCTCCCAATTTATTCCACCAACAAGCCCATACGAATCCGATGACTGAAACATCGTATAAGTACCAGCATCACTAATAGACGGGTCATAAACAAAATTGACTGTTGCCTTTGTGGCAGCAGTACCAGTCGTAGAATAAGGCACAGCAAACCACACACGGTTATTAACCCAAGAAACATCAACAGGTTTAGTGGTCACATCCAAATAATTTAAATCCATAATCGGTTGCAACTGATTAAAAATGTTTTTAATACTGGAACCATTATAGTAATGAAAACCCTCAGGGTAAGAAAAGAAATACAAACCGACATCGGATTGCGCAGCATTCCGAGGTGTGCTAATACCTAAATGGTTGGATAACTCAACGATAGTAAAACTGTCAGAATCGTAACCAAACAACACAAAAATGGCTCTAGGTTTAAAAATAACTAACTGACCTGAAACAACAGCCAAACCAGTAATACCATTACCGCCACCCTCAACATCCAAATAGTCGTCAGTCATCCAATCCTCAGGCAAAGAATCGTGCGACCAACGCACACGATTCGGATACGAAACACCATCCTCAATAGTGTTAGCAGCAAACATCTTGTTAGCGTGGACAGCCAACAACTTTGCACACGGCATAAACCCACCCGTAGGAGAAATATACGGTTGCCAAGTAGGACCGCTGGCAGTCAAAGCACTAGCATAAGTATTAGCGGTCTCCCACTTGTAGCCACCGTTGCCGCTAGTGCCAGTAGAAATATAAAGAATCTTACCCCATTGAGCAAACCCAGCACCCCAACTAGAACCAATAGCAATATCGTTACCAGACGAATATTGTAAAGTAGAAAAATTTGCTCCAGTAGAACGATAAACCTTAGTGCTATTGGACAACATTATTTGTGGCGCATCACCATCAAACCGAAACAACCTATGAGGATTCCAACTAGGGACAACCGTACTATTGATAGCCGTATAGCCACCACGAGAAAACACCCCGCCCCTAGGGTCCACATCAACATTCAACATCTTAGGCGACTCATTCTCAGCCAACTGAAACTGGTCAGCACGCAAATTTAGCCCACCAGTAAAATCCTGTTGCTCATAAATACCGACAGTCATTACTCGCCAAGCGTCCTTCCAAGTTGCTGCATCCAACCCTTAAAGGTCGGTCTGCCACGAGTTTGTCCATGCGACAATATTAAATGAGCATGACTAGTTGGTTTAATTTCGGCGTTTCGTGCCAACGAAACACCCTCATCAAAAGCACGCTTATACTCAGCCGACATACCAGTATCCTCAAGACGCTGATAAATACGACTGCACGCATAATACACCAAAGGCAAATGCAAATTCTTGGAAGCATCAACATTGCCTGCGCTAGTAATCCAATCAGTCGGCTCACGATAACCACGACAAGTCAAAGTCCGAACATTATTCGGTTTTGGATACAAATGAATTTGACCATCCCAAATAGAATAAAACAACGGATTACCTGAAATATCGTAACTACCCACATAGGTTTCTTCAGCCATGTCGTGACCAACCATGTCCAAACGGTTACCCACAGCCGTATTGTCCACAATAGAAATAACCTCACGAATAGGGTCAGCAGTAAAGTTCGCTATCGTATAAGCCCGTTGGTCAATAACAGTATTAAAAGTGAAGGTTTCTTCCAGAAACTTCCAACGCTTCTCAAGGTCCAATATGCGATAATAGCCGTCACGAATATACATATTCAACAAACTGTCTGGCAAATCAGCAGTATCCAAATCAGTTATATCACGGACAAAACCACGCAGCGTGGCAGCAGTCTGGGCTACATACGCCATTATGAAACCTTCTTAGTTTTCCCAACCTTGCGGGAATGACCCACACAAAACTGTGAATCCTTAATGGCAAACCCTTCACAGGTGTCCTCGTTAGCAGAACATTTACCTTCCCGACCCAAATATGGGGCGCTAGGAGGTGCCAAACGGGCACCATCCGTATGTGCTAAACGATATCCACTTACCTTGGTTCCATAATAGGATTGAAACGGAACTGCTTGAGATTGGGCGTTTGTAGTCATCACAAATGCCGTATCTGTTCCCAAATATAGGTTTTATTCCCCAAACAATGCTTTATAAGTATTAACCAACGCCAACCAATCCTTAGGTTTCCCCAACATCTTTTTAGCAGGACTAAACGGCAACACAAACGATGCCAAAGCAGCAACATCACCCGCAACTTTTTTAGGGGACCGTGAAGGTCCCGCCAAACGCATAAGTTCATCGGTGCCCAACAATTTTCCTATATTTGTTTTAGAACCTGCTTTAGCGTAAGCACCAGATTTAGCCAATAACCCAGCCGTCAAACCACTAGGAATAGGATTACGGAAACCCCGATTTGGTGCCATCTGCAAATTTAAAGGCAACCGACCAGCCTTATCAAACAACTCGCTTGCTTCTTCGCCAACAAGTACATTATTGGCGTACTCTTGTAACGCAGACAAACCTTTAGATTTGCCGTCATCCTTAGACCGTTTAGGCTTCTTAGCCATAATGGATTATTTCTTTTTGTTGTTTTTCTTGCGCATTTCAGCACGCTTCTGCTGACGCTTAGCAATATTCTCAGCCGAGTTCTTGCCACCAGCAGCCTTACGGGCTTCCATTTTGTTACGGCGTGCAGCAGCCTCAGCAATCTGTTGAGTCTCAGTTTTCTTAGATTCTCTACCAGCAACTTTAGGTAAATTCTTTTTCAAACCCTTAGAAGCACCCTTAGCGTCACGAATCTGTTTTTTTGTTACAGGTCTGCCTTCCATTTCACGGCGACCAAACAACGAAGAATCACGCTTCGCTATACGCTCATTCACCTCATCGGCTTTAAGTCTGCGGTCCCATTCACGAACCATTTGACTTGTACCTTTTTGACGAGTTTCAGCAGACAACGAAGGACCACGCTTCGCTGCACGCTCAGCAGCACTTGGGCGACCTTTCTTAAACTCTGCATATCTTTTTGCTTCAGCAGCAGAATCAGCCTTCTTGACCGCTTGACCAATCTTTCGGCTTTTCTTACCTGCGGCACGAATAGCGTTCCGAACAATGTCATCCAACGGGATTTTGATGTTTGGTTTCTTTTTAGTAGCCACGAACAGGTCTCCTTTTTCTGGAGTTAGAATTAATACGAGGTGCACCCTCAACACGGTTAATGTTTGCCCTTATGTTTTCGTCCCGTTGTCTTGAAGCAACTTTTTGGTCAGCAGACATTCGTTTTGATTTTACTGGTGGTGGACCATAGATTTTTTCAAACTTTTTCTTAGACATAGGCGACAACAAAGACGCTTCACCTTTTTTGCCAGCATTTTTA